TTCCTCGTGGACTTAACGGTCTAAATACTTATTCTGATGATTTAACTTTATATAAAAAAGGGACACCAATTCATGTTAAGGGTGCCATCCTTTATAATCATAATTTAAAACAAAAGAATCTTACCAAAAAATATCCACTTATTCAAGAAGGTGAAAAAGTTAAATTCACTTATCTAAAGATGCCTAATCCATTTAAAGATACAGTTGTTTCGTATCCATCTCGTTTACCAAAAGAGTTTGAACTGCAAGAATATATTGATTATGATATGCAATTCGACAAGGCATTTCTGGAACCAATTAGAGTCATTTTAGATTGCATGGGTTGGAAAACAGAAAAAACAAGTTCAATAGAGGATTTCTTCTCATGACATTAATCATACTAACATTTCTATCTGCATTATTACTATCAGGTATTGCAGCCTATTATTCTATTATTGGATTGGCTGCAATCTTCACCGGCGCATTTTGGCCAATCGTTTTCATGGGTTCGGTTCTTGAGATGAGTAAATTAGTTACTGCATCATGGTTATATCGTAATTGGAAAACCTGCCCACTTTTATTAAAATCTTATTTGGCATCTGCCGTAGTAATATTAATGGTGATTACAAGTATGGGTATTTTTGGTTTTCTATCCCAAGCACACATTGATTCCACATTAGAAGCTGGTGCTAACTCAGTAGAAATAAGAACACTCAAACAGCAAGAAAAGATTGCTAATGATCGATTAGAATATTTACTGAAACGTGCTGGTAATCCAGAAACAGCGTCAGCCAATGTTGATAGGCAAATCCAACAAACACAAAAAGAACTAGCAGATATCAACAAAAGAAAATTACCACTTCTTAAAGAAGAAAATAAATTAATTGCCGAAGTTGGTCCTATTAAATATATTGGTGATATGGTATATGGTACTGAAGATGCTAATGGTATCGACAAAGCAGTTCGTTTGGTAATATTGTTAATAATGGTTGTATTTGACCCCTTAGCTGTGTTATTATTGATAGCAGCAAATATGTCATTGCAACAAAGAAGTAGAGTGGTAATTAATAAAGAAAATGAAATTATTAAAATAGTACCTGACATAACCACACAAAATGTAGAAGTTGCGAATGATAAAATTGAAATACCAAAAGAGAATATCACTAAGATAGAAGAACAACCAATTGTAATAGATGAAGTGACCGGTGAAACGATTCCTCCATTAACGGTTCATGTGGTACCTGGAGTTTATGAAGAACACCATAATGTTGAACAACCGGCAGAACATCCAAAAAAATTAGAACCTAAGTATGATTATGATGCTGAATTTGCTTTCAGAGAAAAATCAAACACAGCAACAAAATTAGATGGTGGTGACTTTTAAAAAGGAAAATTATGAGTATACTTGACAAGATTAAAAAGAACAGTAGTATTAAAGAATCAGCCATACTATCAAAATCAAAGTTCTTTACACAGAAAGATATGATACCCACATCGGTGCCGATTATTAATGTTGCACTAAGTGGTCGTTTAGATGGCGGTTTAACACCAGGTTTAACTATGTGGGCCGGTCCATCAAAACATTTTAAAACTGCCTTTAGTTTATTAATGGCAAAAAGTTATTTGGAGAAATATGATGATGCGGCGTTACTATTTTACGATTCTGAGTTTGGCACTCCTCAGTCTTATTTTGACAGCTTTGGTATTGATACCGACAGAGTTCTACATACACCTCTTACTGATATTGAACAATTAAAATTTGATATCATGCAACAATTAACCAGCCTTGAACGTGATGATAAGTTAATTATTGTTATTGATTCAATTGGCAATCTAGCTTCAAAGAAAGAAGTTGAAGATGCTCTGGAAGGTAAATCAGTTGCCGATATGTCCCGTGCCAAACAAGTTAAAAGTTTATTTCGTATGGTGACACCACACCTCACAATGAAAGATGTTCCAATGATTGTTGTGAATCATACATACATGGAAATTGGTATGTTCCCGAAAGCAATTGTTGGTGGTGGCACAGGTTCTTACTATTCTGCCGACAACATCTTTATCCTTGGCCGCCAACAAGAAAAAGAGGGCACAGAAGTTGTTGGTTATAATTTCATAATCAACGTGGAGAAATCCAGATATGTCAAAGAAAAATCAAAAATCCCCGTTTCTGTATCTTTTGATGGTGGTATTAGCCGTTGGAGTGGGTTACTTGATATTGCACTGGATGGTGGATTTGTTGTTAAACCTTCTAATGGCTGGTACTCGAAAGTAGATGATGATGGTGTTATTGAAGATAAGAAATATCGTATCAAAGAAACCGATACAGCCACTTTCTGGACACCAATTTTGAAAAGCAAAAAGTTTCAAAAGTTTGTGACCGACAAATATCAGATTGCTTCTGGTGAAATCATGCAAGGTGGTAGTGAAAACTTATTTGATGAGGTTGAAACTATGAATGGAACCGAAAATGAGTAATGAAGATGCTAAATTAAAACATTCTAAGCGTATTCAAAAAACTCAAAATCAAATTAAAAAACAAACCAAGATTGCCAAATCGCATGGTATGCCGGTAGATGAACCACACAAATTTGCCAAACATCATGCAATGGATTGTGGTAATCCCGATTGTGTAATGTGTGGTAATCCTAGAAAAATATGGAAAGAAAAAACCATACAAGAAAAAAGATTTGAGGTGAAAGATGACTGAGGGTATTGATTATTGTTTCATTTATCCAAAAAATGATGGCACTGCGGTACACATTAAATTTTTGGAAGGATTCTATAAAGACACCGTATTTAAATATGGTAAGGTAAAGTTCAAAGAAGAAAATGATCAAGTGTATTTACTTTTTGCTTATGATGTGTTAGAATCTACAGTAGATAAACCACGAAAATTGGAAAAAGATGAGAAGTTTAAAAATTATATTGGCGACTTACTCGTGGAAATTATGGGCAGTAATATTGAACAGGAAATAATTGATGAAGCTGGAACAAGCGATACTGAAGAACCTCGTTTATAATGAGGAGTATTTACGAAAAGTTTTACCATTTCTAAAGCTAGAGTATTTTGGTGATAGTGTAGAAAGAACTTTATTTAATGAAATTACATCATTCACGGAAACTTACAATACTACAACAACGGTTGAAGCACTTAGTATTGCCATCAAAGAAAAGAGAAATCTTTCATCTGATGAAGTTCAAAGATGTGAAGATTATATTGCAGAGATTGAAAAAAATAAATCGGCAGAAACCGAAGTTCAATGGCTTGTTGATAAAACCGAAAAGTTCTGCCAAGAAAAAGCCATATACAACGCAGTATTGGGGTCTATTTCAATTCTCGATGGCAAAGATAAAAATCACGACAAAGGTCAGATTCCCAAGATATTATCGGACGCTCTGGCGGTAAGCTTTGACAACTCCGTAGGACATGACTATTTACAGGACTCAGATGCTCGATATGAATTTTACCACAGAAAAGAAGAAAGAATCCCCTTTGACCTCGACTACTTCAACAGAATCACCAAAGGCGGCCTACCAGCTAAAACACTTAATATTGCTTTGGCGGGGACTGGTGTTGGTAAATCTCTTTTTATGTGTCATGTGGCTGCTTCGTGCATGGTTCAGGGTAAAAATGTTCTTTACATCACTTTGGAAATGAGTGAAGAAAAGATTGCAGAAAGAATTGATGCTAATCTATTGAATGTAACAATTGATGATTTGATTGAACTACCAAAAGATATGTATGATAAGAAAGTTAATCGGGTCCGTGAAAAGACCACAGGCAAACTTATTATCAAAGAATATCCAACTGCTTCGGCATCAACAATCCATTTTCGGACACTATTAAATGAACTTAATCTCAAGAGGTCTTTTGTACCTGACATTATATTCGTTGACTATCTCAATATTTGTTGTTCTGCTCGTATTAAAGCTGGTGCGAATATTAATTCCTACACCTACGTTAAAGCAATTGCAGAAGAATTACGTGGCCTTGCTGTTGAGTATAATGTTCCTATTGTATCTGCTACACAAACTACCCGTTCGGGATTTACTTCCAGTGATCCGGGACTTGAGGACACGAGTGAATCGTTCGGACTTCCCGCCACCGCAGACTTGATGTTTGCTTTGATTTCTTCTGAAGAACTAGAAGAACTTGGCCAAATCATGGTCAAACAATTGAAAAATCGATATAATGATCCAACATTCCACAAACGATTTACTCTTGGTGTTGATAGATCCAAAATGAAACTGTATGATGTTGAACAGGCTGCACAGATGGGCATTGCGGATGCTGGCCACGATAAACCTTTAAACACATTTGGTACAAGAGAAGAAAAACAAAAGAAATCATTTAGTGGATTTAAAGTATGATTATCTCTAAAGATGATGGATTGTATTGCGCAAAAGCCTTTCATGATTATTTTAATAATTATGATGATATAGAACAATACATGCGAGAGGAAAAAATAAAATCTCTCGATCAAATACCAACATCAATATTTCCACCAGAAGATGACCTGTTCTCAGATTTTACTATGCATCCAAAAGATATGGATATTGAAGTGGTAGAAATACCAGGTCAAACATGGGAAACATTACTTTCGATTACCTCATCACACATTAATAAATCACCAGTTGGTAGAAATATACAATTGGCAGCCAGAGAAAAGAACACAGGAAAGATTCTAGGTTTCATTCGTTTAGGTTCACCTGTAATCTATATGCGACCACGCAATGAGATGCTTGGACAAGTGTTCTCGCAAACCACAGAAACATCCAAACGATTTAATGCCGCTGCTATGATGGGATTCGTAATTGTACCATCTCAGCCATTTGGTTTTAATTACCTAGGTGGCAAACTAATGGCTGCCATTTGTACCAGCCACACAGTAAGAGAAATCTGTAATAAAAAATATGGTATGAATCTTTGTTTGTTTGAAACAACTAGTTTATATGGTTCGACAAAACAGGTATCAC